TCTGAGCACAACACTGTTCTGTGGAACTCAGGTATCGAAGCAAATAAGGAAATTGCTCGTAAGCAGAAGCGCAAACTGACCTACATTGCAAACATTCTTGTGATCTCTGACGCAAAGCGTCCGCAAAATGAGGGTAAGGTGTTCTTGTTCAAGTTCGGAAAGAAGATTTTCGACAAGATCAAGGAACAACTTGAGCCGCAGTTTGCCGATGAGACTCCAATGAATCCGTTTGACTTCTGGAAGGGTGCAAACTTCAAGATCAAGATTCGTAATGTCGAAGGCTATCGCAACTATGACAAGTCGGAGTTTGAATCTCCTGCTGCATTGTTGAATGGCGATGATGCGCAAATCGAAAAGGTCTGGAAGTCGGCACATTCACTCAAGGATTTCTTGAAGCCTGATAACTTCAAGTCCTATGATGAACTCAAGGCGAAGTTGGATAAGGTTCTTGGTGCTGGTGGTGCTGCTGGCGCAACCGCAAAGCGTGTTGATGATGAGGAAGCATCGGCTCCTGTCATTCGCTCTGCTCCTGCCAAGAAAGTTACTGCAGAAAATGTCACCGTCGATGATGACGATATGGCATTCTTCGAGAAACTTGCTGCTGAGTAATAAACTTCTTCAATAAGCACGGAGTGCGTTTAAGTTGAAGTTTGGGGGGACTGGAAACAGTCCCCCTTTTTTTTCAGGCAAACCCAACTGAAGTAAATGCCGTTGGGTGCGCAAAGTCTTTTGATATTGCACGATTGAATGTATCATCAGCAAAACGAACATCTGCTTTTACAGAGTTATCTGATTTTTGTGGTGGTGCTGCTTGTTTGTCGCCACCACCACCGCCACCTGGAACTGGTACTGGCACAACACTCCACTGCAGTCACTGCTTGTTTAGATTGATATGATTGACCATCAAGTGGAACAATGGCTTCAGTGCCGTGTAGAGTTGCGGGATATCCAGATTGCGGACCAGAAGCAACACCACCTGCTGCAGCATACATAGCACCGTCTGCGGCTTTTCCAGTTGTTCCTTGGAAACTCTTGGCAAAACTGCCAACCTTTTGCGCATACTTATCTGGACTTGCTGTTGCATAACCAGCAGCAGCGACTTTGTACCCAAAATCTTCTGGCGTTTGTGCTGCGATAGCATCTTTGTATCTTGCACCTTTTAAAAATCCAACATAACTATCAGCAAAATCCTTTAGGTCTGAAAATTCAGCAAAGTATGATTTTACTTGCACCCATTGCTTGCCCTCGTCTTTTGCTTTTTGCCATGAGCCCTTTCCAAACCACTCATCAATAGTAACCTCTCTGCCTTTCTTTTTTATCTTATCATTTTGACCCACAATTCCTGCTAATGATTCTCCGCTTTTTTGAGCATGTTCGAGTTGTTTCGCCGTATATTTTTCTTCCGTAAGAACAAAATCACCCTTTTTATATTTGGTGCCTGCCTTGATTCCAGCGTAGTTGAAACTTGCTGGAAGGCTCTTACCCTGACCAGACTCTCCAGCCCATTGTCCCAAAATACCAAGAGCAGGTGTACCACCTAATGCCTTTGATGCATACTCAGCCCATGGCATCATAGTGTTGACGAATTCTTCTGGACTCGTAAACTTACCACCTGGTGGTGCTTTACCAGTTGGTGCTTGTGCTGCACCACCTGCCGCACCACCTGCTGCGCCACTTCCACCTGCGGCTGGAGGTGCACCACCTGGCATATTTGATCCTGCAGGAGTTGCTGTTGGTGCCCCACCACCGCCAGCAGCTGATGCACCTCCGCCACCACCAGCAGCTGGCGCACCACCGCCTCCACCACCGCCACTTGCAGGTGCTGATGATGCAGGTGCGCCGCCACCACCACCTCCACCACTAGCCGCTGGTGCAGGTGCTGCAGGAGCTTGAGATCTTTGTTGTCTTGGAGCAGGTTGTTGCTCTGCTCTCTTTTCGTTTTCTGATTTTTCTGCTTGTGGTGTTACTTTATCTGGACCTTCAATTGGCTTCTTCAAAAACTTAAATGGTTCAAAAGTAAATCCACCAATTGGTCCAAGTGTGAATGGGTCAAATCCTGGAAGATCAATCTCAACAGGACCCATTATTTCAGGAATATCTAATTTAACATCAGTCAAGAAATCGCGAATCTTCTCCCAAACACTCATTGCAAGATCGGCTATCCATTTAACGCCCTTACTGCCAATGTCCCAAATGAACTCAATCGCTTTCTTTAACAAAGGAACTGCAAATCCAATTGCACCGCCAATGAGTTTATAGAAACTCTTAAGTGAGAAAATATCAAGAATTTCTTCAATTCCTTCATTAGCCTTTTTAACATCTTTCGAAAGTTTATCGATGCTGTTGCCGTTGGTGCCATTGCTGCGCCAGCCGCTCCTGCAGCGGGAGCAGTTGCCACAGCCGTAGCCTTGCTTGCAGTGGCAGTTGGAGCAGTTGGGGCGATATTCATTTTTTGACGCGCAGTTTCTGCGCCTACAAACTTACCAGTTTTCTCATCTCGATATCGACTGGCTTCTTTTGAATACTTGAGACCTGCCTTCTTCTCAAGTTTACGCATTTCTTTTTTAGACTTTGGTGCCGCCTTTGCTGGGCTGGCGCGAAGTTTGTTTGCAATACCATCAACTGACGATTTAATGCCGCCAACCATCTCATGAATTTTTTCAGACAACTCATAGATCTTTGTTATCTGATCATCGCGAAGTTTAGATTTTTCAGATTGTTTCTTTAATCCTTTCGTAGCCTTCTCTTTCTTTTCTTCGCCATTCTCTTCTTTTTCATCTTTAATCTTATACTTCTCGCGCATCTTTTTAAGTTCTTCTTCTGGAACTTTCTTGCCGAAAAGTTTATCAATCATCGCTGCTTGCTTCTCATCAGCAAAGCCAAATGCCTTTGCAAATTTACCATAACGAGACTGAACGCCAGACTTGGCAACTTTATATTCTTCTTGAAGATTGTAGGCTTCTTGGAGACCTTTAACCCCACCAAGTTACAATTAAAATAATTCGCTAAATTGTCATAACCAAACATTAACCGAAAAAATCGTCGATTCCTTTTACAACGATTGTATGGTTAAAGGAGCACTTGCTGCATGTAACTTCTTTTGATGTCTGCACATAAGGTAGAGTTGAAAAGAATGCTTTAAATCCTTCAAGTTGATCAAGACTTAAAGAACCCAAAAAGTCATAAAACTCTTCTTTTGTTACAGACCCAGCTTCATACTTTGAACTGTCATCAAACACATAATCTAAATGTTCATAAATTAGATCTAAAATGTTTTCTAAAGTGTCAACTCTAGATGCAATCGAAGATGAAATACTGATTGAAGGATATTTGAGCATCATTCCAATCTCTTCAGAGATCATAATTTTATTTGTATGATCTATTGGTACTATAACTTCTACTTTGTTTAAATCTACCTCAAATGCCATACTGTTGCCACATCGCTCTTCTTCAACAACATTCTCGCATTTGTATGTAAGTTCTAATGTTTCTCCTACTGAACGAAGTCGAAGATGAATAAAGATCATCTCCAAATCGAACAGCGGTAAATTCTCAATATCTACCTTCTCATCGAGGCAGCAGTTATTGATAATTTGCTTCACTGTATCAAGCAATGAAGACAGATCTTCTGCTTCCTTTGCCATTAACAATAACTTTTCTTCTTTCACTAGAAACGGTCGAAACTTTACCTTTTTATTCAACGATGTCAAATGCACATCAAATGTAGGATAACTAATTTTCGGTAATGCCATAATTTACTCCATGTTAAGCTGATCCTCGATAGCCACCAGTGCGCGCCATAAACTCCGTAGGTCTTGTTGGTTGAGTGCGAATAGCACCAGCTGGTGTATTCACAACCGAACCAATAGATCCAGTTTCATTATCACCAGCATTTGGCGCTGATTGCACAGGTGACACATCTGGAATTCTTGCATCTGTTTCGAGTGTTAACCAGCGATCAAATTTAAATGCAACTGTCAAACGATGAATCTCGTCTGTGCCCCAGTTTAGATTCATTGCGTTTACTGTCACAGGAAATGCATTGATGAGTGTACAAGCATAACTCACATGTGGTTTATTAAATCGTTCTGGATCTAATGGTGTCATAGTTGCGACTGTTGCAAGAGTTGGTCGTGTTTCGCCCAGCTGAGTTTTATCTTGTCGCAATGCCTCTTCTCGCATAAGTTCAAATTTATCGAGTGGCATAAATTCACTATATTGACGAATCACAATATCTGTAACATAGTTCATCTTGTAGTTCACAAGATAAGTTTGTTTTGGAATGATATTGTTAAGCCATGCATCGAAGAATTTCTTTTCCCATAAATTGCCAGCGCAAATAAATGTGAGAGTAACATCACCGAATGAGGGAGTGCCAGCCAATGGAGTCGGCGCACCAAAAATCTTATTTTCAATCGTATTCAGAGTGTATCCAGGAAGTTCTGCGGCTTCGCACTGAAGCGAGAGTTGCTCTGAAGTTCCCATATTCATTAAGAAAGAAGGAACATTTAAGAGCACATCGAACTTTGAGGACTTTGCAAATCCGTCTTGAGCGTCGAAGTGTGCGATAAATCGATTTACATTAAATGCCATTACTTTCTATATACCATCTTTTGTGTCGGTAGAAAAATTGCCGTTTCCCAATTACTTGGTTCGATGTATATCACCGAAGAAACGATATGAGTAAGTAGATATCTCTTCAGACAATCCTGTATAAGTTTATACCGTCTCGACTTATTCAATAAATCATAAGATAAACGAAACTTGGTTGTGTCGTCATATTTATCATTGTTGATAAAATCGCTTAATCGATCAAGAAGAATGAGACGAGAATATGGGTCGAGATAATGTAGGTTTAATCCTAAGAAGCCGTCTGCATACATCTCAATTGGAATAACGAGCGGGAATTTGTCCCAGACAGGCAGAGTGTCTTTAAATTTAGGGTCATATTGATAGGTGTACATACGACCGACAAATGCTTTAGGTGAGATGCGCTTTGCATCGTTTAAAATGTTCGAGCGATCGGCAGGCATACGAAGTTTAGCGAGTTTACCACCGAGCCATGATCTTGCCTCTGCGCTTCTTGGCGCAATGCCAGCCGCAGTCATTTCTCGACTTAATTTGTCAAATAGTGATGGCATTAGATTCCGAGATCATCCTCAGTTATGATTTGAAACTTCCATTGACGAGTCTTACAGTATTCAGATGCAGCCTTCCATTTTGCCTCATTCACACCCCAAGTCATCACCTCATTAATATATCTTCGAGTAATTTTACTCTTTTTTTCTGGAGGCTTCGCCTGACTTTTCGGCTTAACCTCTAATATCATTCCCTCTAACATACCCAGTTTATTTCGAACGCGAACAAAAAAGTCGGGGAAATAGCGATGCCAACGATTATCAACTGGGGATAAATAAGGTATTATAATCTCTTCGTTAGACCACTCAATTACACTTGGGTTGGCATCTAAGTGCACCATGACTCGGCGTTCCCACAGCGATCTATACCAGATGTTTGTCGGATCACCTAAATATTTATTGGTATTTTTCGGACTGTATCTACCTGAATAAGCCATAGATTTATTTAGACCCCTCGGAAGAACTTAATGTCAACACCAC